ACCTTTGCTGTTTTATTTAAAAAAGCATGGCAATAAAAAGCCCATTTTCGTTTTTTCGTTCAAAAAGTTTGGTTGAAAGGCCGGTCATGCTGACCGATGGGAGCGACAAATTTTATACCTACATGCCCAACTGGGGCACGTACCGTGATTGCCGGTCGCTTTTCGGCCAGGCATGGGCGTACAACAACTGCCCGGCCGTCAATGCCGTGATAAACAAAAAGGTAAGTGCGTTGACAAAGGCCAGGTGGAGCATAATGAACGAAAAAAAAGACATCGTTTCTGGCAAAAACCTTGGCGTACTGCCCGCTTTGATAAAAAAACCGAACCCTTTGCAGACCTGGGGGGAATTTGTCGCCCAGGCAAAAATCTATGAGCAGGTTTTTGGCGAAGTCTTTATAATTCCCGTAATGCCAGAGTGGTCCACGGACCCGGTTTCAATAGCCGCCCTGTGGGTAGTGCCAAATTGGTCAATAAAAGAAAACATCACCGGAAAACTGTTCGCCCAAACGCTTTCTGAAAAAATAATCGAAAGCTATACGGTCACCTTCAACAACGAACCGTTTGTCGTAAAACCGGAAAAAATGCTCCGCATCCGGGACATTGGCTCAAACGTTACGGACGACATCGAAAAAATACTGCACGGGCAAAGCAGGCTGTACCCTTTGACAAACCCGGTCAGCAACATTGTCGCGGCCTATGAGGCAAGAAACACCATGATCGTAAGAAAAGGCGCACTTGGCATCCTTTCAAACGATTCAAAGGACGTGGGCGGCACCATCCCGATCAGGCCCGCCGACAAAGAACAGCTCCAAAAAGATTTCCAACGCTACGGCCTTACAAAAGAACAATACCAGGTTATCGTCACAAACGCATCGCTTCGTTGGCAAACCATGACGTTCCCAACAAAAGAACTTATGCTGTTTGAAGAAATAGAAGACGACACCCGACAGATAGCAGACGCATACGACATCCCAATGCACCTTTTCGGATTTAAAAAAGGCACGACATACGCAAACATGAACGAAGCAAAAAAATCGTTCTACGACGACACAATCATACCAGAGGCCGAAAACCTTGCAAACGCAATCGCAACCTTCTGCGGGCTGCCAGAAGAACTTAGCCTCGTGCCAGACTACCGCCACCTTGAAGTATTCCAAAAATCACAAAAAGACAACGCCGAAATAAAAAGGATACTCTGCGAGGCATACAAAATACCGTTCGAGAAAAAAGTCGTAACAATGGAAGAATGGCGCAGCGCGCTCGACCTGGACCCGGACAACTTCTATGGGAACACGTTTTACGTCCCGCCAGTTACCAATTACATCGAAACCCCACAAGACCTATCTCAAAATGACAACTGAACAAATAAAACAAAAAAAAGGCGCAAGGCCAGTGTATTTTAAAGGGCTTGGGCTCGAAGGCTTCGACATAAACCTCAACAAAAGGGAAGTGACAATGGCATGGAACGCCTTTGGGGCCAAAGACGACGACAAAGACATAATACTAAAGGGCGCATTCTCAAAATCAATATCAGAACGGGGCCCAGGGTCCAGCACATACCGTAAAATAGCATACCTTAAATTCCACAACTACTCGCTCCCAATAGGCCCAGTAAAAAAAATATGGGAAGACGACCGCTACCTTGTCGCAAAAGCTGTAATAGACCCGACACCAGAGGGGGACCAGGCCGTCGTCCAATACCAAACAGGGACCCTCAACCAACACTCAATCGGGTATAGGTACATCTGGGACAAAGGACAATACAGCGAAAACGACGATGCGTTTATATGGAAGGAAATTGACCTTTGGGAAGGTTCCGCAGTCGTCTCGGGCGCCAACGAAAATACCCCGCTGCTCGAAATGCACGGCCTCTCCAAAGAAGGACGAATAACAGAAGCAATGGACAGCCTCGAAAAACTTTTAAAAAACATAGAAATCAAAAACCAATACGAACTTAGAAAAAACATATCAATGCTGTTGGCACTCTCCAATTCCAAAGAGCCGGGAAAACCACTCGAAAGAAAAAAAGAGCCGCAAACAGAAACGATAGATTACGCAATGGTCGCACTGGCCATAAGCAACTCAAACAAAAGCAAATAAAAACCAAAAAAATGAAAAAATTGATAGTTTTCCTCGCAATGGCAGTCCTCTCCCTGCCAATCATGGCACAGATAACGACCATCGCCATTGCTTCCGGGGCAAAAGGGGTGGACAGCCTCTATGGCGCACAGACAAAATACTACTACGTTAAATTGTCCGGGACCTTTGCCACAGTAGCATCAAACCCGATCACAAATTACCAGATCTATGCAATCCAGGCATCAACGTTGCGAAGTGCAGCGCCCACCGGAACCGATTCATGCCAGATAACATTTGAAGTTTCGTTGGACAACACAAACTGGTTCAAGTTCACCGGAACAGTCCCAAAAGTTACAGGGGGCGCAGTATATACAACGGTCCCCGACATGGTGACCACGACCACAAACGGCGCGGCACTGTTCGTGCCCTCAAACTGCTACTACCCATACGCACGCGTTAAATTCCAACACTACGTGGCCACTACGTCAATGTACCCCGTTTGCAAAATCATGCTCAAAAAACTTTAACTAACCTAAAAACCCAAAAAACAATGGCAACAACAATAAACGGGATCACATTGGAAGGCAAAGAAGAAGCCCTCTACAACGTAATCCAGGCATCAATAGCATCTGAAATAGAAAAACACGTCAAAGGCAAAGTGTCAGAAGACGTAATGCTCAAAAACATTAACGAAGCACTCGCAAAGTTCGCCCCAAACCTAAAGGACAACGAAGACCTCGCAAAACTCCAGAAAAAACTCGACGACCAAATAGCGGCCATTAATGCAATGGGGATCGAAATGAAATCCATGTCCGAAAAAAGCGGCGGCAAGAAAACCCCCACCATCGCAGAACAGATCAAAGCACACAAAGAAGCAAACAAAGGGCTATGGGAAAAAATGAAGACGCCCGGTGCGCCCTGGATGGAAATCGAACTCGCCCCGGAAACAAAATCGGCAGGGACAATGCTCGAATCAACAAACATCGGGGCCGGAACCTATTTCCCGGCAGTGTCAATGGAGCCAGGAATCGTTGACCTCGTCCGCCAACGCCCGACAATGTTGCAGTACATGAACTACGCACAATCAAATTCCCGCATGATCGTATGGGTCGAAAAAACAAACCCGGACGGAAACGCCGCATGGACTGCCGAAGGTGCGCTTAAACCGTTGATCGACTATGAATATGTTACAGTTACCTCTACGGTAAAAAAAGTCGCGGACAGGATCAAGGTTTCCACAGAAATGCTCGACGACGTTGAAGGCATCGCAGGCGACATCCGCAACGAACTTAAATACAAAGTTGACATGGTCGTTGACAATTCTGTCATCGCAGGCGACGGGACAAGCGATTCTATCTATGGGGTTACATATTGGGCATCGCTCTACGCAACTACCACAATCAAGACGGCCACGCCAAACAACAAAGACGCAATTTTGGCAGGGCTTACACAAATCAGGAACCTGTTCTTTGAACCAAACTTTGTGTTTGTCAACCCAACAGACATGGTAAACATGGAACTCGAAAAAAGCACCGACGGCCATTATATTATCCCGCCTTTTGCCACGGCCGACGGCAAAACAATTTCAGGGGTAAGGGTGGTCGAAACACCTGCAATCACACAGGGATATGTCCTTATGGGCGACTTTACAAAAGTAAAGGTACGCGAAATCGGCGGTTTTAAAGTCCTTATCGGGTGGTCAAACGACGACTTCGACAAAAACCTGGTCACAATGGTCGGGGAACGCCGCCTCCACCTTTTCATCGCAACCAACGACAGCGCAGGGTTTGTCTATGATACCCTCGCCAACATAAAAAGCGCAATCACGCTCGAATAAACGGGCATTGACAAACATTAAAAATAACCAGACATGGCAAAAGAAAAATCAAAAACCATTGACCTCCGGGAAAAAATTGCCGTAAGGGCAACACAGAAAAACCCATACATGAAAACCGGCGAAGTAGTTGAAGTCCATCCCATCGCCGCAAACGAAGGGATAAAAATTGGACATTACGAACTCGTAAAAGAAGAAAAGAAAACTAAAGCGTAGCGAAAATGGCAAACTACCTGACAGTCAATTATTTCACCTACGGGGAACTCCTCGTGCAAAACATATCCGGCTCGTCGGCCCCTGAAATTGCAAACGCCAACAACGTTAAATATTTCATCGCGGCTTACGAAACGGAGTTCCTCGAAA